CAGCTTATCCTTGATCTTGTTGATCGTAATGATCGGCTGGCCGCGCTCCCGCAGAACCTTCAGCTCGTCCCTGGTGTATTGGTTGTGGTCGACATAATCTCGATCGCGCTGCGCCAAGTCGATCTCGTCCATGCGCGCCAGCTCGCTCTCCTCGAACCAGCGGATCAGGCGGGCGTGGAGGTCGTCGAGGTCCTTCGGGTAGGCATCGGGGTCGCCGCCCGTCAGATCACGGATGGCCGGCGGCGTGTCGGGGCCGCGGTCGCCGGTATGGACATGGAGATGGATGGCGGTGTCGCTCAACGGGCGTATTCCGTGGCTTGCTGCTCGTGCAGCGCCTGGGCGTAGGCGTCGGCGTTCTCCGGTGTGTCGAATACGCCGAGGTGCTGGCCGGTCTCCCGGTAATACCGGTATGCCTCTTGCGGGGAGACGATGCCGCGCCCCGCGATCACGCTCGGCACCAGCACGGCCTTACCATCGGGGGTGGTGAACGTCATGGAGCGCACGGTGGAGACGCTGCCATCGGCGTTCTGCACGACCGGTCGCTGGTGGGCGTTGATGTTGCCAGGCGCAATCAGCCCTGCTGCGTTCTGCGGCGCACGATCGAACATAGAACCAGCATAATTTGGCGCGAGCGCATTGAGTTGCTGCGACTGGTATTGGTCGAGCATGCTGGGATCGGGCCACATCAGTTGATTGGCAAGCGTATCGCTCATGGATCACGGGAGGATGAGAGCATGGAAGACGCTGTAACCATATCGATCCGGATCGATCAGCCGCCGTTCGCCTCAAGCGGCGAACCGATGATGCTGCGCTACCAGATAGGCCGTGAGCAGGCGCTTGATCTGCACATCGGCCGCGCACCACCGGCCTTCGATCTGGCAGCGATGAGCGACTGGAACATGCGCCGCGAGCGAGCCGAGAGCCTGGCGCGGCACATTGCGGCTGACCTGGCGCACAAGCTGTTGCAGGCGTTCGAGCCACGGCGCTAGTGCCGTCAGTTCGCCTTGCGTGCGGCCTCCAGCCGGTCGAGCTCGTGCATGTTCGGTGGGGCTAAGCCGTTGTCGGGCATGGGGCTGTGATGCCGCTCTGAATGGATATCGGCGCTTTAGGTTCGGGACATCGGCAGGTTTCAGCGACGGTAGCGGGATACCGTTTTATTACGTACGATAATCGGGATGTTTTCGGACGGAGAACGCGTTTGTTCCCTGCGCCTGCCGTATCACGGCAGCCCGAACAGCTTCGTGACGCGCCCCACCTCCTCGGCCACGCACACCTCAGCGTAGTCGCGGAACCACGGCGTGACCCACGACGCGCGCTCCAGGATCTCGGCCTCGCTCATCTCGCCGGCGGTTGAGCGCACGAACGCCTCAGCCCACTTGGCTGGATCGGTGCCAACCGCGCGCTGGAACTCGGCGCCGGTCATCGTGGTGGTGTCAGTCACTTGCCGCCTCCGGTCGTGCTGCGTTCCAACGGCGTTGGTATTCCTCGTACATGCAGCGGTTGCGCTCCTCCTCTGCCGCTCGCTCAGGACTAGCCAGCCATGCTTGGTGTTCCGCCCAGCGCCTCGCGCGGCGTGCGGCCATGTATGCCCTGCGTTTTGCAATAAACTCAGGTGCGGTCTTGGGATCGTAGTGCCGCTTGGCCTCGGTCAGGCGTTGCGTGGCCGCCCTGTATGCCGCCAGCGCTGCCTCGTATTCCTGTCGCTCAGGGCTCATCGTGGTGGTGTCGGGCGGCTCGGTCATCGCCGGTAATCCCAGTGCAGTAGGATGTGGTCCTCGCCCTCGTACTCCCAGCGTGTCGGATGCCCATAGTCCGCTATGATCGATGCTTTTTCGACGGGCAGCGGTGGACGCCTTGGAACCCTCAGCGTGATTGTCGCGCCGCCAGGAATGGGGACGGTGGTGTCGGGCGGCTCGGTCATATCGCCTCCTCGTCACCAATGATGCCGCGAGGCCCTTCAGGCTCCATATGGCGGCTGTGCCAAGCTAACAGCCTGGTGATAGCCATATCAGCGAACCCCTTCGGATCGCTGACAACGCGACGGCTTTCGCCCATGACGCCATGCCGCCACCTTCCGATGCGCTCATGCAGCGTCAGACCGACGCCAACGGCTGCACACCGATCATGCGACGTAACCACGACGCAGCCCAGATGAGCCAGGGCTGCTTCGCAGCGTGCGCGTATCTCTTCAAGCGCCGCATCGAACTCGGCTCCCGACAACTGGGGAGTGCCGTATGTCTCCACGAGCCTCCTCTGCTCATCCGCAAGCTGCCTGTGGAGCGGCGCAAGGGCCTCCTGAATGCGCTCCTGTAGGTATTGGCCCAGTGGTATGCCGTCCGGCATCATGCCACGCGCCAGCTCTCAACGGTGCTCTGCGATGCGCGGGCGAAGGCGCGGTCCCAGCTGTCCTCTGGCGGCTTCGGTGCCAACTCCCGCACGAACGGCCGCGACATGCAGGCGTATCTACAACTGTCGGGGGCGTGGTCCTCCATGTCGCTGTCCACGTCCTCCGGCCGCGCGTCGTCATGCTGCAGCGCCGGCAACGTCCGGATCAGATCGCGCGAGGTGCTGAACAGCAGGATCATCGGCTTGCCGTCGGCATCACCATCGAGCCGCGCCCGCACCTGGTCCCAGCCGCCCATAGCGCCACGCCCAGCGACACGCTTGTTGTCGGCGGGCCGGAAGATGACGCCGCCGCCCATCATGCGGTGCGCGATGCTCGGGCCACCATCCTCCGCGAACATCGCCGGATCAGCCACGCCGATCATTGGCTGCGGATCGTCGGCCTCACGGCTCTTGATGCCAGCGGCGATCGCCTCGGCGGTCATGCGCAGCCCGACGTTGGGCTCGTTCGGCTTCATCCCGTACCACTCGCGGTAGTTGACAAGGCATCCTCGAGCAATCCCCGACACACTCCCATCCGATACGGCCCACCAGTGGCACGCAAAAGGTCGTGCAGATCCCCAATCGAACGAACGGAAGCGAGGCCAGTGATCGGGCAATGCTCGTGGTGCGATGACGTGTCGGGACATTTCGAACTCTGGGAAGAAAGCTCCAGAGACGACGCTCCAGTCCCCTTCAAGCCAAGCTCGAACCAGCTCAGGTGAGCCTGAAGCCCGCAGTCGCTGCACGTAATCCGCACCAAGATAGACGTTATCAGTGACTCGGCTGGGAATGTAGATACGCTCGAGTCCGCTGCCATCGGTGAGTACCTTCCAACCCATCGGCGCAGGATCAATGTAGCGTGCGCGCAGCCACTGATGTCCAGGTCCACCAGGGTTGCCAGTAAGCCGCATCCCAACCGGAACACCGTTGCCTGACCGCAGTGTGGCCATCAGCTTCATGATGGGCGATGGCGACGGGAAATTGCCAGCCTCCTCGATGTAGACACGGGTGTATGACGCGCCCTGGTAGACCTCGGCGTCGGCATCGCGCTCGAGGTAGGCGAACGTGAGGCGTGCGCCGTTCGGCATGATCACGCGCATCGGGTTGACGGTGAACTGGGCGTTGACCTTGCTGTAGATGGCGCGGCCGCGCTCGAACAGCTCGAGCAGCTCGGTGCGCGATCGCCGCACCATCAGGCCGATGGCGTTGGTGCCGTAGCGCTGCGAGTGCGCCGCCCATTCGCCCAGCACCGCGTCGCTCTTGCCGCCACCGCGCGCACCACCGAAGAACACCTCGAACACCGGGCAGTCGCAGAACGATGATTGCGGGCCTGGCTGTGGCGTCCACGCGGCCGCAGGCTTGACCTCGGGTGCTACTCGTCCTGCCGGTCGCTCGCCGTCTCGTGCTCGATCAGGACGTTTGCGGGCGCGTGCTGCCTGAGCCATTCATTGGTTCCGTCGATCGGTGTCGGCACGAAGATAGCGAACGGCTGTTGATTGGGGCTCTCGAGCACATCGGTGCCTTTCCAGCCCATGCGCGCCTTGGTCCACCAGATTTGGGCGGTGGTGTTGTTGTGGCGTGTGGCGTTCTCGTAGAGCGCCTTGGCGACGCGGACGTTGGCTTCAATCATGCCGGTATCGAGTTCGCGCCTGAAGTGCTTATGCAGCGTGGGCTTGGTGATGTTGAGCGAGGTGGCGATGTCGTCCTGGATGATGCCAAAGCCAGTCATCATCAGCACGGTGCGCCGCTGCTCGTCAGTCGGCTGGTACAGCTTCTTGGATTGGAAACGGCGTGCCATCGGGCCTCGTTGCGGTTTGTCCAGTGAATTGCATCCAGCGGAGCACGGCCACGTCGCAGTAGATGGGCGCTATCTCCATCGCGAGGCATGTGCGCCCATTCTTCTGCGCGCTGATGAGCTGCGTGCCGCTGCCGCTGAACGGCTCGTAAACCACGTCATCCGGATCGCTGAACGCCGTGAGCATCTCTGAGACAAGATCGACGGGGAATACGGCAGGATGCGATCCTTCAAGAAGGCCTTTATGCCGCATCACACGGATGACGCTATCCGGAATCTTGGTCGGTTGAAGCCCCGCCTCGGGACTGCTAATGCCGCTCATCGAGCCGTCAGGTCGACGCATTCCGGTGCCGGTCTTGAGCCTGATATTTCGCGGGTCTTTCGCCTTCGTCTTATTCGCCCGGTCTGCCACGCGATTGAAATGGAATAGCCACTCGTGCGATGGCGCCAACCGGCCGCTCCAATCGCCTGGCAGGCCCGGGCCCTGATCCCAAACATACCAGCCGAAACGGCGCCAGCCTTGCTCGCGCAACCAACCGATCCAACCGTCCCAGTATGGCAACCACTCGCCATCGCGATGCACCATGCCGAGATTGACCAGCAGTTGCGCCTCGTCTGTCACGGGCAGCACGCTGAAAACGCCCTGCATCAGACCATCCCAATCCACGACAGCATCTTGGTAGTCACGCTGGCGTAGATACGGGGGTGACGTGAAGCACAGATCAGCGAGCGCGCCGTTGGTGAGCGTTGCCACATCGGTGGCGCTGGTGCTGTCGCCACACATCAACCGATGCCTACCCATGATCCACACGTCGCCAAGCTGGGTGATGGGTTCGGCGGGCGGCTCTGGCACGTCGTCGGGATCGGTGAGGCCAGCGTTGGCGTCAGCGAACAGCGCGCTGAGCTCGTCATCAGCGAAGCCGGTGAGCGCCAGATCGAAGCCCAGATCACGGAGGTCGGCGAGCTCGGTGCGGAGGAGCGCGTCGTCCCATGCGGCGTTGAGTGCGAGCTTGTTGTCGGCGATGCGCAGCGCTTGCTTTTGGGCGTCGGAGAGGCCCTCGAGCAGGATGGCGGGCAATTCCGGCAGGTTGAGGAGCTTGGCGGCTTCGAGGCGACCGTGACCGGCGATGAGGGTGTTGGTTTCGTCGATGAGAAGTGGGCTGGTGAAGCCGAATTGGGTGATGGAGGCGGCTATTTGGGCGATTTGGGTGTCGGAATGTGTGCGCGTATTGCGAGAATACGGAACGATTTCAGCCACTTTTACCAATAAGTTCGGGTAAAATCTGGACACGACACCTAACTAACCGGCATAACGGTTATTCCCGTGCCACGAGACTGTTCACATCGACCGAGACCTGTCTCAGTTCCCCGAAGAGCAGCATGGCGATGATGGCGCGCTGACCGGTGACTGAGATGACGACGGCTGGGTGGCCGGTAAACACCCCGTTCCCAGGGCTGCAAGGCATACCAGACGCCCATGAGGCTCCGGGAGCCTGAACGGCGCGGCGAAGTGCCTCACCGGCCTGTAGCGCGTTCCAGACGGCGTCTGGCAGTAGATACGGCTTTTCCCCGCTCATCAGCAGGCTGCGGACGCCGAGTGTGTGGCGGATCGGCCCCCAAAGGGTCAGCGGCACTGCCACGAACAGGTAGCTGGTGAACAGCGGGCGCTCGACGGGGCGGGTGAGTGTCGGGAGGGTGCGGTCGCGGATGCGGACGGTGTGGGTTGGCAGGTAGGCTGCGTAGCCCTGGCGCTGGAGGTTCTGTGCGGCCCAGCGCTCGGCCTGCGGGTGGGTGTGCACGACGCCCCAACGGCTACCGCACCGGAGGTCCGGGTCGGGTGTAGCTACGCACTCGGGCATGGTGGCGTCAAGCGGCATGATCAATCCAGGGACTCGCGGACGGTGGCGAGGACGTGGTCGGTCCACTCGGCGGCGAGCGGGATGCGGTGCTCGGGGGCCCAGCAGCGGAGCGCGTTGGTGGCGAGGAATCCTGCCAACGTGAGGACGTCGTGCGGGTGGTGGTCGTAGAGACGGCGGCCGAGGGTGGCCATCATGTCAGCCAATTCGTGCTGGGTGAGCGGCTGCGGGGTCATTCCGGCGGCCCTCGCTTGACCTCGGCGTGGATGTCGGCTGCCGCGACGCGGAGCGCGGCGCGTTCGGGCGGTTCGGTTGGAAGCCCCTTGAGCCATTCCGGCGGCAAGAGGGGAAGCAGATGCGGGCGATGCCGCTGCATGGCGGCGCCGAAAATCGGGCCGAGCAGGTGCGGCATGAAGCCGTTGCGGATCTCTGTGATCTTGGCCCGGACCTCTTGCGGCGTCTTGACCCAGCTCTCGGCGTTCTCACGATCGCGCTGGGCTTGCTTGGCGCCGGCAGATTGGTCGGTTTCGATCGCGACTGGCGTCGGTCGGTGGTCTTTCCACCACGGGCTGAGCGTCTCGCAGATCTCGGAGTAGCTGGGGAAAAACTTGTAGGCTCGGGACACGACGAGCAGCGAGCTGCGGGTGAATGCGCCGGGCGGAAATTCCTCGCTCAGAGCTGATGCCAAGGTGGCGATCTTGGGCTTGTTGTCGGCCAACGGCCTTGCCCCGGCGGTGAGTTCGTTGAGGTCGTTGAGCCACGAGCTGACGGCGTGCAGATGATCGCGCCGGGTCATGACAGCAGCCTTTCCGGGCCGGGCTCATCGTCGTCATCGAAGTTGGGGGTGAGGAACGATTTGAGGCCCCATTCCTCCGCGAGGGTCGGCTTGGCTGGTTGGGCGGCACGGTAGCGCTGGGCGCGCCGATCGAGGGCTTCCCGCCGCAGCCAGTTGGCGAAACGGGCGTCCCAGTCGACGGCGGTGCGCGCCCCGCTGCGGCCCCAGTCGCGCATCCGGTCGGCCTCGAACAGCACCTCGGCCGCCGCCAGGCCCAGGTCGAGCCCGAGCGCCATGGCCTTGGGATTGGGAACCCAGTCCTCGGGGAGGAGGGCGGCGCGGCGCCCCTCCCGGCTTCGGGAGGGGTGAGGGGGAGGGCCTTCCTTTCTTTCTGCTTCTGCTTCTAGCTTCTTAGCATTGGGTTCCCTAATGGGTGACCCATTGGGTTGGCTATTGGGTTGGCTATTGGGTGACCCATTGGGGGGGGTAATGGGTCCAGGCGGTTCATCCTTCGGTAACCCATTGGATTTCCATCGTCTTTCGGCAGCCTCTCGCCCGGCTTCTGACGCCATCGCGTCGCGAACCATGCGGCGACAGTAGATCGCATTGCCATCCAAACTGAAAACTTTTCGTCGGCAAAGCTCGTCCAGATATTTGGAAACCTCGCTCGGCTTCGTCCTGCCGAACATATCGGCCATCTCTTGGATGGTTGGCGGTTCGCCATTGATGAGAAAATATCCCGGCTTTTCGGATGCGTGGCACACCGCCAGGATCTCGATCCAGAGGCCGCGCGCACCCAGGCTGCACGACTGCAGGGCCTTGTCGCTCTGCCAATCGCTCCACCAAAATTTCGACCAGGAATGGCCGTTGCCATTGGCGCTCATGGCTCAACCCTCCCCACGGCCACGACGTAGGTCCGGCGATCGCGCCAGGCCCCCCGCGTCTCGGTTTGAATTCC